AGTGGGCGTGCGCTCTATTATTTATCTGGTTAGGAGAATTAATCATGCAGAAAAGCAGAGAGTTAGAGTTCGACTATGGAGTGGACCTTGGTCCACAACATCTTTATAGCTCATGGGGACAGGGCATAGGGAATTTATCATCCTATGACCCCGAACTATGTACGCTAAGTGCTCTAACGGCGTTAAGGTTTGAGAAGATGGGCGAGGCTTATACAGCTTACCCTGATCTTGACTTACCCGGAATCAATGGATACGAGAAATTTTCGTCCTCGACCCGGAAACCGCCTTATTTCAACAACTGTAATCACGTCAAAAGCACCGGGTGTTCTTATCCGGTCACTTGGGCGTACAAAGATTACAGGGCTAACGTTAGTCGCCATCCTTTTAGAAGGTTCGCGGTTAACACGCGTGATAGTGACAATCAGGTCTTAGACTTGACATCGCATCACGTTGTTGATTTATCTTCTGCTCGTTCGACCGCTTGGGGCACAATGCAACCTCGTTTTGAGGGGACAACTTCGATGTTTAATTTTATTATCGAGTTGAAGGACTTTAAAAGTCTTGCACGCTTTCTGATGAACAAACCAATCAGGAAGCTGAGAAACATGTTTTATCGGATTATGCGCAATAAGCGCAAACATCTCGATTTAACAAAACCCTTGGCAGAGGCACATCTGGCGAATGAGTTCGCACTCAAACCGCTTATAGCTGATATAATTAATATATCAGTACAGATGGAGCAACTGTTGTCCGAAAATCAGCAAAATTTCGCTGATGCCGGGCGCGATCGAAACACACGGCACTACACAGAACTGTTTCCGGTTTCGGAAAACACAACGTGGAGTACCTATTACCAAGCTCGCTATCCTGAGCGTTACATCGGTCAAAGTGAACAACTTACTTTTACCGCAAGTATGGAATACTCATATGAATATAATATGAGGTCTACACTTGACGCTTTTGTTAAGTACTGGGGCTTGGCTCCAACGGTGGAGGGAATCTGGAATGCTTTACCAGGTTCTTTCATCGTCGACTATTTTCTTAAGGTCGGCGATGCGTTGGCGATTAATTCGAGAGACAAGAATGTTCTACTGACTAATCATCAGTATTGCGAATCATTGTTGTCTGAGAGGTCAAGTGGGACGCATCTGCGTAATTCACACTTGGTCGGGCCGTTACTAGGCATAGGGAGTTCTGCTGTATACCCTAAAGCCAACGGTAACAATCTTGTTACCGGTGCCCGTTCTACCTTTTATACTCGTGCCGTGACAGAACCACGTAAGTGGACTGTTTTGCCTAGATTTCACAAGCCTACTACAAAGCAGGGTTGGAATCTTTTGGCATTAACGCGGTGTTTCTTCTAGCAATTATAGTAGCCAGACTTTCCCCAATTTCTGGGGCGTTTATACCACCACGATACGGTGTTTATATATAAGGAAATAATCCATGGGACTATTTACAGATCCTCTCGTACTTGTCGACGAACTTGCGGCTAGCCGCACGTTCAACTTCCGGGCTCAAATTACTGAGCCCAACGCAATTGTTGGAGAGTACATTGAACCGGCTGCAGAAATTGCAGCTAATTCAAAACTCATTGTAAAACATACAACTTCAGCTGCAGGCCTGAGAAGGCATCTGCTCCAAAGAGCCGAGACCTTTGACTTGACAGCTGATCCAACGGACGGAAATGCAGCAGTTGTGGTTAATCTTACGATTAGCCATGACCCGCTCGCCACCGATGAACAAGTCCAAAATCAGCTTACGCTGATTGCAGATGCCATTGGTGAGACAAACTTTCTCGAAAACTTCATGAGAGAGTTGATTTAACATGTTCCGTATCACCATCCTCTGGACCCGTGAACGTTCTGTTTACGGGTTGAAGATGTTGAATTTGTGTTTCTCGTTTCTGCGCCGCATTGTGTGGCGCCACTTGAAACGATTGGAAAAGTAGACTCCTATGGCTGGAGGCCAGATGACAAATGTCACCGAACCTGAAAAGCCAGAAGGGCATACTGCCGACCAGCAAAGTTTGGATGATGCCGAGTACGTTATTGCTGTACTTGGCGCCATTTTGGACGATGCTGTTAACCAAATAAACTACAGACGTGCTGACGCGAAGCTCGACATGCTAACGGTTAGAAACCGTATAGCGCATGAAGGGCTTCAGTTTGCAACGCAAACTCTCCCATCTTTTATCAACGAATTCTTTCTGTTGATAGAAGGTGGAGTTCCATCTTTCCCAGGGTTTAGAAAAAGACCTGGGTCACAGCTGCCCGTGTTTCTAAATGGGCTAACTAGTATGGTTATAGAGTCTGTAGTAAAGGATTGTGAAGCTTTTGATTTTCTTTATAGCTTCTGTGTTGCCTTCAAAAAGTTGAAGGGACCATATCCTGAATCCGTTTTGTCCGAAACATTGGACAAGTTTATCCGCACGGATAGTGAGCTAGCTAACATCGATTTTATTTCGAAGTTGAGCGGCCGCACCGTAGGACGGGCTAGGCATTTCATCAATCGTCTTTTTGAAAAGATTGATGTTGGTAGCATGCTACCTAAACCTGGTTCTGGGGCTACAAATACGCCCCTAAAGTACCCTATGCGTTTTCAACCGCATGTGGTATACGGACAATTGGCAGATAAATTTCATTACCCGCTTTGGTTTTACACTGACGCGAGGGATTTCCAGGCCAATGTTGAACAATACTTTGCCCTAGCAAGAGCAGAGTATCCTAAGTCCCGTTTAAAGTTTATTCACAAGTATGTGGGTAAACCTCGCGGGATATGTATTGAAGAAAATGAGACTCAGTGGTGCCAGCAAGCTTTAAAAGGTTTGCTTTACAAGCACATTGAGTCTCACCCGATGACTAAGGGTCATATTAACTTTGTTGATCAAGAAATTAATCAACGATTGGCCCTTGAAGCATCATCGGATCGGTCCATGTCAACGATTGACATGTCCGAAGCTTCAGACAGAGTTTCTCGTAACCTTGTATTCTCGTTGTTCAGAGATACGAAGCTACTTGATTACCTCGATGCCGTCTCTACGCGTATTATTCAATACCCGAAGGAGGTTAGAGTTGGAGAGCTGTTGGTGAATAAATTTGCACCAATGGGTTCTGCAGTCTGTTTTCCTATCATGGCTGTTGTGCACTGGGCTTTAGTTAAAGCTCTTATGCAATTGGCCATGCCAGGTGATACAAGGAAGTTATCCGAACGTGTTTACGTTTACGGGGATGATATAATTATCCCCTCGGAAGCTGCTGATACGATTTTTAAGTATCTGCCAGCTTTTGGGATGAAGCTCAATAAGGAGAAGTCCTTTGTGAACTCATACTTCCGAGAATCTTGCGGTATCCATGCCTATAAAGGGCGGGATATCACTCCCGTGTATAATAATTATACACTAACCAATAAATCTAAACGTGACTCAACATGTCTGTTGAGTACTCTCGCGAAAGAAGCACTTTACTTTGAAAAAGGTTTTAGTGCGACGGCCGCCGTTATCCGACACCATATATTAAAAACATATGGGCCAATCCCTTTCGGGGGACCTGAGTCGAAATTGCTCTGCTATAAACGCAAGACAATTACCAGTCGATGTGTAGCCTCTTATGGCTATCCTCCAACTCGGTATAACGCTGATTTGCAAACCTATGAAATGCGTGTGAAGTGTGTCGTACCCCGCTATGGGGAGGACATCTCACTGCGTTCACGGTCCGCTCTTTTGAGGTGGTTTACAACCCACTCAGAAGAATCAGGTAAGTTTAGGGATTTTGATGAACTGAAAGTAGTGCATCAATGGCTAACTGAATCAGACCTTGGCTAAGGTTAAATTAAGTTAG